GATAGATCAGGCTTTAACTGAGGTAAGTCGTAACCTTTCTGGTTTTGCTAAATCAGATCAAAAAGCCTATTTAGATGAAGCTTTAAATGGAGCAGAAGTACTACATGCAGTTGTCTATGAGATCCATAGAAGAAAGACAACCACTTTATAGATTTTAAACTTTATGTACTATACTTTACCTGCCTCTCTTCCTTCTCTCCCGTGTGGCAGCGGCCAGCCTGGGTTGCATACCCAGGCTTTCCGTTTTAACCTAGACTAGGACTATATGTCAGAACAAGTATTCTACGAAGAAGATGAGCTACTAGAAGATGAAGTACCCCTTTTAGAAGAAGAGGTAGAAGAGTTAGACGAGCTCTCTAAAGAGTTCGTTAAAAAGTTAGTAGATCGATGCGTTACCTTTATGACCGCATTAGTTGGTCATGAGCTGCACCCATACCAAGAGCCATTATCAAGAAGAATAATGGAATCTATAATTATTAATGATGGTGAAGAGATAACTGCGCTTGCTGCACGTCAGTCAGGTAAATCAGAAACTATTGCTAATACTGTTGCTACATTAATGGTTTTATTGCCAAGACTTGCAAAGATGTATCCAGATCTTTTAGGTAAGTTTAAGGACGGCTTATGGGTAGGCATGTTTGCACCTGTTGAGGGCCAAGTAGAAACGCTGTTTGGTAGAACGATTAGTAGGCTTACTAGCGAGCGTGCTTTAGAGATTCTAGGGGATCCAGAGATTGATGACTCCTTAGGTAAAGTGCCAGGAGTTACGCGACAGATTAAACTTAAAAACTCAGGTTCTACTTTAATGATGATGACCGCAAACCCACGAGCAAAGATTGAATCTAAGTCTTTCCATTTAGTAGTTATTGATGAGTGCCAAGAGGCGGATGACTTTGTTGTATCTAAGTCTATCTCACCTATGCTTGCATACTATTCAGGAACTATGGTTAAAACCGGAACCCCAACTACCAGCAAGAATAACTTTTATCGATCTATTCAATTAAACAAACGTAGACAGACTAGTAGAGGCATACGACAAAACCACTTTGAATGGGATTGGCGAGAAGTAGCTAAAGTAAATGAAAACTACGGTAAGTTTATAAGAAAAGAAATGCTCCGTATTGGAGAGGACTCAGACGAGTTCCAAATGTCTTATTGCTGTAAGTGGCTCCTTGAAAGAGGTATGTTCGTTACCTCATCTATATTAGATGACTTAGGTGACACCTCACAAGAAGTAGTAAAGGCTTGGCATCGTTCCCCGGTAGTAGTTGGCATAGATCCTGCGAGAAAAATAGACTCTACAGTAGTCACTGTTCTTTGGGTAGATTGGGATAGGCCTGACGAGTTTGGTTATTTTGACCATAGAGTTTTAAACTGGTTAGAGATACAAGGAGATGACTGGGAAGACCAGTATTTCCAGATTACTACTTTCTTAAGTAACTATGATGTTTTGTCTGTTGGTGTAGATGCTAATGGTGTGGGTGACGCAGTAGCCCAACGATTAAAGATTCTATTACCTGGTTCAGAAGTACATGCTTTAGAGAGTAGTCAATCAGCGCAATCAAAGCGTTGGAAGCACTTAAAGGCTCTAATTGATAGAAAGATGATTGGGTGGCCTGCTCACGCTAAGACTAGAAGATTAAGAACATGGAAGAGGTTCTACCAACAGATGTCTGACCTTGAGACTAAGTTCCAAGGTCCTAACTTCTTAGCCCATGCCCCAGAAGAAGCGCATGCTCATGATGATTATGCAGATAGCCTAGCTATAGCAGCCGTTTTAACTATGGATATGACAATGCCTAGTATTGAGGTTACGTCATCCCCATTTTATAAATAAAGTATACTTTATACTGACATTTGGGGGAAAAACTAGAACACTGTACTTGAGGTCCTCAATCTCAATTTATAAGGAGTCATTAATGGCTGAATCAACAATCGGTCCAGCACCTCAGCTTCCTGAGCGTGTTGGCAACGTATACGATCGTAAAATGGCAGGCGCTGTCCCAGGACAACGTGGACCATTGCGTTTTGAGGAAGGCGTAGCAACAGACACAGACGTCCCTCAAGAGTTTGAAACCGGTGCAATGCAAGGTTATGAACCTGCAGCGGGCCGCCCAAACAGAAATAAAGCTGTACACACAAAGCCAGCTGAAGAAACAATGCGTGAGCGTGCTCACGTAGGTTCTGCAGCATGGGTAGAAGCACCTGCAATGTTAGGTGAATTCTCAAAAGGTGGCTTTGCTGATCACGGTGACAACAAGTTTGAAAGAGAATTCCGTGATGGATCTCGTCAAGCTCGTTCAAACCCATCAATCGTACAGGACTAATTTACTAAAAGAGTCTCACCCCCGTTTTACGGTAAGATACGTGGCGGGGGCGAGAAACTTTTATAAGGAATCTTCATGGCATTAATTAAAGGTAAAGAAGTAAAAGAGGACGAGGGTCAAGAATACCCTGCCAATCCTCGACTTTGGAATATGGTTAGAGCACAATCTAAATCTAGATTCTCAAAGCAATCCCCAGCATCTGCTCACTGGATCCGCACTCATTACACACAAATGGGTGGAAAGTTTGTTTCATCTAGAAAAGAGATTGATCCAAGAAATAGAGACGTTGCTGAAGAGGTTAAGGAAAAGAAAGAAAAAGAAAGTAAAAAACGCATCGTTAGAGATGTTAAAAAGAACGTCACTAAGCCAGTGACTAAATCAAAATAACCACTTTAGGTGGTAGGATTTGACAGTGTTTTTGGATGAGAGGAATTACTAGGTGAGCTCTATAGATTTCTCACCCCCTTCGTATAGGGCAGCGTCATCCGATTTAACTATTTCAATATCTCCATTAGGTTTAGTGGAGTTAGCAGATGAAGAGTTTGAGGTCCACGGTCCTCGTTTAAACCGTTATTCATTAAACTGGGCTATGTACCTAGGACATCATTATTCTTACCGACGTCAAGTTGGTGAGTCTCAAATGGCGTTTAATTATTATCGCGCTTTCACAGACTTTGTTATTAACTTTACATTCAGTAAAGGTGTAGGATTCAGATCTCCAAGAGAAACTGAAGCAATTGTTCCAGACCTACTTGAAAGAGTATGGGAAGTAGACAATAATAAAGCAACAGTACTTTGGGAAATGGGACAGCAAGGCGCTGTTTCAGGAGATTGTTTTATAAAGGTTGCTTATGAAGAAGCTTGGGTTGATCCAGCCGGCCGTCAACATCCTGGTCGTGTGCGTATCCTTCCTCTTAATTCTTCCTTTTGTTTCCCAGAGTTTCATCCTCACGATCGTGAACGTCTTATTCGCTTTAAGCTTAAGTATCGTTTCTGGGGTACTTCGCTTGAAGGCACTCGTCAAGTATTCACCTATACAGAAATCCTAACTGATGACGTTATTGAAGAGTACATTAATGATGAACTCATCGATTCACGTCCTAATCCGCTTGGTACTATTCCCATTGTTCATATTCCAAATGTGCGTGTCAGCGGTTCTCCTTGGGGCCTTAGTGATTGTCATGACATCATTTCTCTTAACCGCTCTTACAATGAAACTGCTACTGACATTGCTGATATCGTTAATTACCATGCCGCGCCGGTTACTGTCATCATTGGAGCGAAAGCATCACAACTAGAAAAGGGTGCTAATAAAGTATGGGGTGGTCTACCTAAAGACGCTAGAGTTGAAAACTTAGAAGGTGGCGGTCAGGGTCTAAAAGGAGCTATGGACTTCTTAGCTACTCTTAAGAAGTCAATGCACGAAATGATTGGTGTTCCTGAGACTGCTCTTGGACAAGCCCAACCAATCTCTAATACATCGGGTGTGGCGCTGTCTATTCAGTTCCAACCTTTGATGAACCGTTACCATCAAAAGATTGTTCAGTATGCCCGTGGTTTAGAGCGCATTAATGAACTTATCATTTTAAGCCTTGCAGTAAAAGAACCAGAAACACTTGTTTGGGATCCTACAACTAACCCTAAGTTAAAGAAAGGTCAGTTAGATCGCTTAGATCCAAATGACCCTCTAACCTACCGTACCTATGTACAATTTCCACAACCTCTGCCATTAGACAAGTTAATTGCATTAAACGAAGTTCAGTCAATGCTCTCCCTTGGTCTTGAATCAAAAGAAGGCGCTTTGCGTACATTAGGTGAAGAATTCCCAGCAGAGAAACTAGAAGAGATTCGTCAAGAGTTGCTTGATGACGCAACTGCTGATGGTGCGTTAAAACTTCTACAAACACAGATTGAACAAGAAATCGCAGATTTAACAGGAACCGTCCCATCTCCAGATGGAAAAGGTGGAGCAGTCCCAGCGACCGGAGTTAAAGGTCCAGACGGCGAAGACTTAATGGGACAACCTGTTGCGCAAATTGATGACGCCCTAATGCAAGCAGATATGGGTGAGGCTGACTTAAGAAACAAGTTAGTAACCGAGGCTTACGGCACAGTACTACCGACAAGGAGAGTACCTACAGAATACGAAAAGTAAGCGTTTACGCTGACAAATTAGTATAAAGTCGTAAGAATATAAACAACGTTTGGTCATTTGTGCTCACATATCGGATAACGACCCAGAGAATGTAAAGGATATATATGGAAACAACATCAGCAAGTGCTGAGGCTTTTGCAGCCGAAGCAGGAGTAGTTCCAGTTGTTGAAAGTGCAGGTTCAGAGACACTTGTCGCTGACGCACCAACTCCTAAGAACTCTTCTAAGTTTTACACCGAGGATGACTTGGCTAAAGTTCGTAGCCAAGAAAAAGAAAAGCTTTATCCTCAGATAGAGAAACTAAAAGAAGAACTAGACTCTTTAAAGAAAGACCGTGAAGCAGAAGCTTTACGTGTAGCTGAAGAGGAAGCTAAAAAGGCAACTTTAGAACAAGAAGCCTTGGAAGCCGACATGGATGTTCGCCAGTTGCTTCAAAAGAAAGAAGCAGATTGGCAAGAGCAGTTGGAGCGTGAGCGTCAAGAACGTGAACGCGCCTTCGCTCTTCTGGAACGTGAAAGAAACTTCGCTGATCTACAGTCTTATCGACAAAATCGATTAGACGAAGAGCGCGAGACTATCATTCCTGAGTTGTTAGATCTAGTCAGCGGTAATACCAAAGAAGAGGTCGACTCAAGCATCGAAGGTTTGAAAGAACGCTCTGCACGAATTCTAGAATCTGCGCAATCTGCAATGCAGAATGCTCGGAAAGAAATGACGGGAACAAGAATTACGTCTCCGTCAGCCGGACCGTTGGAAACTAACTCGGAGCAAAGAACGTTAACAGCTGAAGAGATTTCAGCTATGCCGATGAATGAATACGCTAAGTACCGCCAACGTTTGTTGAGCCCACAAGCTCAAGGGCGTTCAAAGGGACTGTTCGGGTAATTAAAAACCCCCCAATTCCAAATAAGGAGAAATAACTAAATGGCATCTGGTATTACGGGTACAGGCAATCTTGCCGCAGCCCCTACAGCCTACTCAGGTACCAACACACAGTTAACTCAAGCGATCCAGACAATCTGGTCAAAGGAAATCCTTTTCCAGGCTATGCCTATCCTTCGCTTTGAGCAATTTGCAGTCAAGAAGACTGAACTTGGTGTTGCTCCTGGTTTACAAATCAACTTCATGCGTTACAACAACCTAGGCTTCGCATCAGCGCTTGTCGAGGGTGTTCGTATGCAAACTAATGCGCTGACTGCACAACAGTTCAGCATCACCGTATCAGAGCACGGATATGCTCTTGCGGTTTCTGAACTTTTGCTAAATGCATCATTCGATGATGTAATGGCATCAGCTTCACGTCTTCTAGGACGCAACATGGCTCTTTATCTAGATAAGTTGAGCCGTGACACACTTTACTCTGCAACTTCAACCATTTATGGTGAAGACCGCACAACAATGGCGACTATTACCAACGGAACTGGTACATTCAACCAGTACGCTTCAGGTACAAATGGATCAAGCCGTGCATCAATGACAGGTGCATTTAACTTGACACCACGCACTGTTAAGGACGCAGCAGAGACACTATCAACTAAGAACATCCCACGTTTGGGTGAGACTTATGTTGCTTTCGTGCATCCACACCAAAGCCGTAAACTACGCGATACTGCTGAGTTTATTGAAGTAACTAAGTACGCTGCACCTGGTAACTTTATGCTTGGTGAGATTGGTCGTCTATACGACACAGTATTCATCGAGACAACACAAGTTCGCAAGGTTGCTGGTGGTGCTGGTACTTCATACACAGCTGATACCGCTGTAACTCCAACAGTTACTGCAGGTGGTGGATACATTTCACCAGCTGAATTCACAGGTAACGGTGGATCAGATCGTTATGACGCTATCTTCATTGGAGATAACGCATTCGGTCACGCAATCTCACTTCCAGTAGAACTCCGCGATGGTGGTATTCTAGACTTCGGTCGTGAGCATGCATTAGCTTGGTACTCAATCTTCGGTCTTGGTCTAATCACTGATCAAGCTGTTGTTATTGCAGAAACTAACTAATAACAATTTAATAAGTAAGAAAGTTGAGGCGGGGAGCCTTGAAACTCCCCGCCCAACACAAACATTCAGTCATTAAACCGGAGGATACAAATGGCAAGACAATCAAAACCAAACGACTTTACTGGTCGTCAAAGAGAAGCTCTCGCTGAGCAGTTTATTGAAGAACAGCAAAATAGAGCCAATGAAATGTCAATGGCTACCGCTGAAGCTCAAATCAAATTAGAAACAGAAGTCTTAGATGCTACAAAACCAAATCGTCCCGTAACGGTGGTAGTTGATAAGGTTGAAAGATTAGCAAAAGACAATGAGACAACCGTAGTTATTAGGACGGTTGAAAACATCGAGTCAATGACTCTTGGAGCAGGTAACACCTACAGCTTTAGAGCTGGACAAAAGTACGAAGTAACTAAAGAAGTTGCTGAGCACTTGAAGGAAAAGGGTTATTTAGCAAACGTTCTTTAAGGCTTATTCTTAGCGGAGCAGCGGGCAAAAAGCCCGCTGTTTTCGTTTTTATAGGCTGACTTTTTGTCAACATCTTGTCATCATTAGATAGTTGAATGTTGAGGAGTAAAAGTGGCTGTTATTGCTGATTTAGTAGCTAAAGTTCGCACAGAACTAAATGACCAACCCCGCCAGTTCACCAAGACATTTATTGGTGACGGAAGCACAAAGTCCTTTACTCTTGGCGTAAAACCAGTAGACACCTCAACTTTATTGGTTACTGTTAATGGAACCCCAATAGCCCAACCTTCTGGATACACAATAGAAGCCAGCTTTGGTGTTGTTCACTTTGCTACAGCCCCGGCCCTTAACGCAAGCATCTCAGTAGTAGGTAATGTATTTAGATACTTTAGCGATGCTGATATTACAAACTTTGTAAACATTGCCGTTGAACAGCATACCTTTAATAGAACTGATGGCTTTGGTCGCCAAATGACTGTTGCTATCCTCCCGCCAGTAGAAGAGTACCCACTTACTATTCTTTCTACCATAGAGGCTTTATGGGCTCTGGCAACAGATGCCGCTTACGACATCAACATATTTGCTCCAGACGGAGTTACAATTCCAAGGTCTGAGCGTTATCACCAATTAATACAATTAATAGAACAACGCATGGAGCAGTACAAGGCCCTATGCTCTGCTCTAAACATAGGACTATGGCGCATTGAAGTTGGTCAACTGCGAAGAGTCAGCCGTACTACTAACAAGCTTATCCCAATATATGTACCTCAGGAGATTGACGACTCTCGACGACCAGAGCGTGTATATATTGCTAGTGATTTAACTGGTCGTACTCCTATTGTTTCTAACATTCCAATCTATGACATCGTTCTATATCAGGGTGATAGTTGGGAAGGTATATTTGACTTTCCATTTGATGTTACGTCTTATACGTTTAAAGCTCAAGTTAGAACATATCCAAGCTCTCCTTCTCTATGGGCAGAGTTTGATATTACAAAAACAGATGCTGCTGCAGGAAAGATTAAACTTAAATTAACTTCAACTCAGACCAAATATCTACCAGTTCGTGCGTTCTGGGATTTGCAAGCAACAACAACTGCAGACCCAACACTCGTTCAAACATACATGAAAGGTCAAGTCTTCACCGAACGAGAAATATCTCAATAACAAATGTCTAATGAAATCATTGTTACCCCACCACCGTCGGTTTATGTAAGTATTCCTGGAAACACAACATTAGGACCAACTGGTCCTGTTGGTGCAACTGGATCTACGGGAGCGTCTGGTCCTACAGGTGCAACCGGTCCTGCAGGTCCGGTTGGAGCAACTGGAGCAACAGGCCCTACTGGCGCTACTGGAGCGACTGGTCCTCGTGGTTACAAAGGTGATGAAGGTGGAATTGGTTTACAAGGTCCAACAGGTCCAACCGGTCCACAAGGAACATCTGGTCCACAAGGGACAAAAGGTGACACTGGTCCCGCTGGAACTAGCACAACCATTATTGGTTCTTACGCTAGTTATGCAGAGTTAATTGCAGCTCACCCATTTGGTAATGTTGGTGATTCTTATATTGTTAATGGTGACTTGTATGTTTGGTCAACAAATACAAGTACATGGATAAATGCTGGAAGAATACAAGGACCATCCGGTCCTACAGGTGCAACTGGTTTAACTGGTACAACAGGAGAAACGGGGCCTATTGGTCCAACTGGTGCACAAGGTGCAACAGGTTTACAAGGTATTCCTGGACCTACTGGAGACACCGGCCCACAAGGCCCTACGGGCCCTACAGGTACACAAGGTTTAGTTGGTCCTACAGGACCTACCGGTGCACAAGGAACTGGTGTAACAATCCTTGGTTCATATCCAGATGAAGCAACTCTTATTGCTGCAAACCCAATTGAATCGGACCAGCCTGGTGGTGTTTGGACACCTTGGGGTAGTGGTGAAAGTTATCAATTATATGACGTAGTTATACATATCAGTTCTACAGCTAATCCTTTTATTCTTCTTAATCCTGCTGCTTTTGTCGTCGGTGGTGCACCAGAAAGTGGATTTGGGTGGGAGCCATATACAGAGCCAGCAGCAGGTAATGGTTATTTAGTTGATGGTGATTTATATGTTTGGAGTCAGTCAACTACTAGTTGGATAAACGTTGGAAACATTCAAGGTCCAACAGGCCCTCAAGGAGAGACTGGACCAACAGGGCCAACTGGTCCAGCACCTTACAACTTTGTTGGTGCATACAACAACGGTGCCGACTACAGTCCAGGTTTAGTTGTTTACTACTCAGGATCTTTATGGATAAGAATTGGTGAAGCCAATCCCGGTTATCCTCCATATGTAGGAAGCCCGTATTGGGAACTGTTTGTTAGCCAAGGTGAAACAGGTGCAACAGGGCCTACTGGACCAACCGGTCCACAAGGTTTACAAGGATCATTAGGTGAACAAGGAGAGATTGGACCTACTGGTCCAACGGGATCACAAGGTATTCAAGGTGTAACTGGCCCTACGGGTCCACAAGGACCGCAAGGTGCTTGGTCTTATTATCAAAGCACTCCACCAGATGGATATGAAGGACAATCTTGGTTTGATCCAATATCTGGTTCTGCTTTTATTTATTACGATAACTTCTGGGTTGAAATTGGTGCATCAGAGCAAGGACCGACTGGTCCGCAAGGTGCAACCGGTCCAACAGGTTCTCAAGGCTTATCCATTCAAATACATGGAACTGTTGCTACCATTAATGACCTACCAGAAGATGCAGAACCAGGTGATGGTTATATTGTTGAATCTGATGGTGGACACTTGTGGTTCTTTGGCATAGACACTTTAGAGTGGTATGACGCAGGACCAATTTACGGACCACCAGGCGCAACAGGACCAACAGGACCAATAGGTCCAACAGGACCTGCAGGTTCCGGTGGAGGAAGTGCAGATTTAGCAACTACATGGTGGTTAGGAGTTTAATGTGCCAAGCATTCAAAGATTAGGTGTTTTAAAACCAGCAGCATCTGATTTTGGAGACGCTGCTACATACGGTCATCTTTTGTATGCAGCACTTAACTCTGATTACGTAGCATCTGTTATTGCAACTAATACTACCGGTTCTACAGGTGCTGTATACGTTTATGTAATTCCTGGTGGACCTACAATTACAACTGATTCAGATAACTATGGATTAATTGCTTACAACTTAAGTATCTCTGGATACAATACTTATGAAACCTTTAGGTTTGCTTTAAATCAAGGGGATGAAGTGTGGGTAGCGGGCTCAGCAGGAATAGCCTATTACTTACAAGGAATCGATCAAGGCTAGTTAGGGAGAATAATGCCAGGGTTTGCTAAACCTCAGGATTTAACTAACAATTCAACCATTATTGGAGAAGTCTCTACAATAGATGACGTTGCCAATAAAGTTTTCTATGGTTTTAGATATTATAAAGATACAGGAAAGCTTATTCTTGAGATACTTAGCGGAGACGACCCAGTAAGTCTTCCAAAAGAAGATGTAATCAATGACCTTGATTATCGTCAGTGGATCTGGACTCAGAAGTCACTAAGTTTTGATTGGAACGACAACAATGGGCACCTGCTCGTGGAGGTAAGGTAAATGGCTCAACTGATTGACTTAGGTAAACTTCGTTTTCACTTTGCAGGACAATGGTCCAGCACAACAGAGTATGAATTAAATGACGTCGTAAAGTACGGCGGTAACGTATATCTATATGTTTACACATTAGCAACAGTTGGTAATCTTCCAACTAATAATAACTTTTGGACACTCCTTGTTGAAGGTATTAAGTTCCAAGGTGTGTATAACAATGCAGCAAACTATCGTGTAGGTGATGGTGTTGCTCATGGTGGTAAAGTTTATATTTGTATTGCCGATACAATTGGTAACACTCCTCCAAATGCCGCTAAATGGTCACCATTTGCAGATGGTATTCAATACGAAGGTTCTTACTCAAATACTGCAAACTATCAAAAGAATGATATTGTTGTATGGGGCGGTAATGCTTACATAGCAAAACAAGATTCAACAGGTAATAAACCAAACAACACATCTTACTGGGATACCTTTATCCAAGGTGTTGACGCAACTGGTGTTTATAACCCAGCTACAATTTATGTACCAAATCAATTAGTTGTTTATGGAAACACATATTATCGTTGCATTGCTGAAAGCCAAGGAAATGTTCCTACAGAAACACTATATTGGGAAGAGTACCTACAAGGCCTAGGACCACAAGGCACTTGGAGCGTTGCAACTGAGTATTATAAAAATGATATTGTTGTAGACGGTTCTACTGTTTACATCTACAAGTATGACACTCCATCTACTGGAAATGCTGTAACTAACACAACATACTGGCAAGTTCTTACATCTGGTATTACAACTCGTGGTGATTGGGCTCCAAGCACACAGTACTACAGCGGTGACGTGGTTCTACGTGGCGGTAACACCTTTATTACAAGTCTATTCCATGCATCTTCTGCTTCATTTGCTACCGATTTAGCTGCCGGTAAATGGACAAAATATAACTCCGGTATCCGTTATCGTGGAGCTTGGGCTGCTACAACTGTGTATCTAGAAGGTGACGTAATCACTGATGGTGAAAACGCACGCATTGCTAACAAAGACTTTACATCTGGTCAGTACCTTGCAGACAATGAAAACGATTGGGATATCTTAGCTAAAGGTGCTACCGGTCTTCTACCAGCACAAGGTGGTAAAGCTGGATACGTACTTACTACAGATGGTTCTGAAGCATCATTTGAAAGAGATATTGTTGCTCTTCGTTTTGGTGATGGAACTGACGCAGCAGACTTTGAAGCAGATGCTGGTTTAACAGACACTGCTGGTGTGTTCGTACAAGACTCTACTTCATTTGTTCAGTTAGCTTTAGCAAACATTGGAACTGGAACAGAAACCTCTGCTGACTTTATTGCTTATGCAAATGATGGAGATAACGATTCTGGTTTCGTAGATCTAGGTATTACCGGAAAACAGTTTGTATCTGAACAGTATGGAATTACTGGTCCTGAAGAAGGTTATATATTTTCATCTGCCGCTAAATCAGATAAGAAACTTGTTACTAATAAAGTAGTTGTAACTAACCTTGCAACATTAACAACAAGCACAGCCCATGGATACGCTCAAGGTGATGAAGTTATTGTATCTATTGGTGACTCTGCATACGATGGACTGCGTGAACTTACAGCTGTAACTACTAATACTTTCTCTTTTGGAACAGCAACTACTTCTGCTTCAAGCACTGCTATTACCGGGACTGATAAAGAAGTTTGGCGACCTGCAGGAACAGGTAACTTTGTTATTGCTACCGACGCAACTGGTACCGACAACAAGATTATCTTTGCAGCTGGTGGATTTGCTTCTGGTACTGAGCAAATGTCTATTACACCAGATGAAAACGTTCATATTGAAATTGCTACGGTTTCAACAAGCGCCACAACTGGTGCTCTAACTGTTGTAGGTGGCGTTGGTATTACAGGTGATCAATACATTGCAGGTGACCTAACTGTTATTGGTAACGTTGACCTACAAGGTGTAACTAAGCTTCCTGTAGGTGCTGGTGCTACCCAATACGAAACAGACGCAGGGCTAACAAACGCAATTGT